ACTAAAGAAATGACAACTAAAATTTTTATGATTATTTTATCATTTATAAGTGTTGGATGTGTGTTAGTTTTTGGCTTAATGCCATTTGTTAGATAAATTAAAAGGGGATATGATATAGAAGAATACGACTGGATAAAAGAATATGATCATTTAAAAATTAATAGTAAAGATTATTATTTCAGGTGCTCATGGTGTTGGGATAAAAAACACCAAACAAAACCAACCCATCAATGCAATTAGTTTTTACAATATGGAATGATACAGATAAATGCATAATTGATTGGGATAATTTTAGAGGCTCATATCTTGCTGAAAAATTAACGGATTATGTTAAAAATACTCTTAACGGTCAAAGACGTGTTTATTGGGATAATGATTATAATCGTGATTTTAGTTTTGTAAATAATAAAATTTAAGGAGACAATTAAAATGAAAACACTACTATGCACACTATTACTTTTAAGTAGCGTTTACGCTGAACACAACGAACGCCACAACGACAACGCCCGTGATTTATTTATAGGGCTTGAAACTGCTATCTTAGTTGATAAATTAATCAATCGTGAGCCACAATATGCGCCACGCTATATTGAACCACGTCAAGAGGTTATTATTATTGATAGACGTCCAATGCCACCGAGATATTATCGTGATGAATTTGGCGTGTTAAGGGAGATTAGAAGATGAAAATAATTAAACTAGACGATTTTAAAATAACAACGGATGAAACACTAAGGTTAATTTATGAGGTTCAGGCTTATATCGACAGCACTAAAATTAGATTAAATACAGATATCGATATTGAATATTTTTGTAAAAACTTTAACGCTGTAATTGGTTCTGTTGCTTTTAAACAAATAAAACACAAAGAGCTTGTTATAATAGAAGATAACAATAAATTATGTTTGTCAGTTGGTCTTTGTACTGGGTATGATATAACTTTTCTAGTAAGCATAAGGTTAAACAATGAAGAATATACAAATTATAAAGCAGGGCAAAATGAAAATTAAACACACAAAGATTTTAGACGATGTAACAGTAAAAATAGAGGTTAAATTTGATAAAATTGATGACGATTTATTTAAGTTGTTGTCTTTTTTGGATTTTTCTACACGCTATGAAAAAGTGTTGAAAAAAGAGTTTAAAAATGATGACCCATGTTGTGCAGAAGAAAATAATCCTAGAGAAGGGTATAATCCACCATCAAAGAATGCGAGACCAACTCCTCCGCCATTACCTCCACGCCCGTATAAAGAACTTATAAAACAGTAGGGGCTTCATTATTAAAAACTAATCACTGGGCGCATAATTATGCTATAATTACAATGTAAAAAGTTTTTGCGAGAGGTTGTTACAAGCCTCCTCAGCTACAACCTTTCACAAAAATTTATAAGTCTGAGGAGGCTTAAATGAAAATAATTAAAATTATAGGTGCTAGAAAAGTAGGGACAAAAAACGCAACATTAACTTTTGTTCTCGTGGAGTGCGAGTGTTGCCATATTTTATTTGAAAGACCGTTATCTGTAATTAATAAAAATCCATATGCAAAATGTAGAAAATGCTCAAAAATAAATCATGGAGATAGTAAGCACAATAAAATTTATTCCGCTTGGATAAATATGAAAACTCGCATATATAATAAAAAATATGTACTGTTTGAATCATACGGGGGTAGAGGAATTACCATATGTGATGAATGGGTAAATAGTTATGTTAATTTTAAAAAATGGTCTATTAATAACGGGTTTGATGTAAATTTAACACTTGATAGAATTAATGTAAATGAAAATTACGAACCCAATAATTGCAGATGGACTACAAATGCTATCCAAGCTAGAAATACTAGGTTATTGTGTAAAGTGAACACTAGTGGATATAGAGGTGTTAGATTTAGAAAAGATAATAAAAAATGGCAAGCTAGAATAATGGTAAATTATAAATCAATTAGCATAGGTCATTTTAAATCAGATATTGAAGCCGCCAAAGCTTATGACAAATACGTTATTGACAATGAATTAGAGCACCCTATAAATTTTCCTAATCAAATTCTATAACTGGTCTAAAGCTACATTTACAATTAATTGCTTGCCCTGGTATTCCTCGAGCCCCCGTTTTTTCATCAATAATAGGGGGCTCATCAAAACTAAATATCTGACCATCGTAACTTACATGAAGAGGGCGGGCATGAAGTCCAGAATGACTGTGAATCCATTCGTACTTTTTGATTCCGTTTGATTCCATTCTTATTTTATTAATTGAGTTATAAATAGATCGCGTCTGATCTAATGCTATATTCTTAGCCCTTCTATGCGTAACGCCACCAATGTTTTCAATCTGTGGTATTAAATCTTTAAGTCCTTGCCCAGTAGTGATTGAGCGGTTAACTGCCCCCTCAACGTCTTTCAAATACTCTTCGCTAATTGAAGTAATAAGATTCACGTTCTCATTGATAGAGGCTTTAATAGTCTCGTTGAGTGGAGAGGTACTAAAGTCCGTATTAATACCCATACCACCCGTTAAGTCTTTGTAGCTTTCAGCTAGGCTTGACTTGCTTTGGTTGTCAATTTGGTAAATAGTTTGCGTTGACACTTTAACTGCGAAGTCTTTAAACATTTTATCAAAACGCTTATTGAGATCATTAAATAATATTTTAGTTTGGCTTGCGATACTAGCGTCCATAGCAAAATGGCTTTGCGCGTAATCTGTTTTATAAAGTGCTTTGACTTCTCGCATAGTGACCGCTTGCATATGCTCGATTACTTTGGTTAAGCGTTGCTTATATCGTTCACCGATTGCGAAATTATGATTGAGTGGCTTGCCTTTCAGGATTGTCTTCTTTCTCTGTGCTACCCATTTTGCTCGTATTGGTGTTAATGTCACTTTCTTCTTCATAATCGTCCTCTGCTGTTAATCCATTGTAACCGCTTTTTTCATCGGTAATTAATCTTTCGTGCACCATCCCCGCATCTATCGCACCCATGTTTACATAATTTTGATCTGATTGAGACTTTTTAAGGTTAATGTCTGCTTGTTCATTTTCTGTTAATGCATCTAGAGGGTTCCATGTAATATCCACTTCAAATTCTTTTTTTAAATCAGAACGAATACAAATAGCGTAATGACGTTCTAATAATGGCTCTAAGTCGTGAGTTTGGATACTCTCGAGTTCTTCGTGGTAGCTTGCTTCTTCATACTCACCCGTACTGTTAAATCCTTTAGGGGTAGTTCCTAAAAGTTTGGTAACTGGTACGTTTGCCGCGCTCGCTACAAGTTGGTACTGGGTCATTGTGACGTTGTCAAAATCTCCAAGCGCTGTGTCGAACTGTTGCATATCTTCATCAATACCTACTACTTTAACACCAAAGTTATCGCGATATTCAATCCATTTAAGCAATGTTTGCTCAAACGCTTGTTGGTCGGACATTACTTTATCCATGTCAACTTTTAACATAGTGGTACGCTTGCTCATTGCTAACGCTGGAGCTTCGTTTGCTGTGCGCTCTGCATTATACACTCGTTCGCAAATCTTTTGCGGAACTGACAACCCACCGTATAAGTAAGTCGGTTTTAAAATGTCTGGAACTTCATCGCCTCTAAAAATGACTAAATGCGACTTATGTATTCTTTGCCCTGCTACAATCCAATAAGTAGGCTCATAAAAGCTAATTGCCGAAGGGTCGCCTGCTGATTCTGTGTCAAGTTCAGGCGCACACCAATACGGGTCAATTTGGGAAATGCCTTTATAGCTGTTTGGATTAATGCCGTCTATGTTAAAAGGGTTTTCGTAATACTTAGGGTCTGTGCTTTCCACTTTAAACATAGCAATACGAATACCAAACACGCGACCCATTTTAACAAACTCTGTCATGTTCTTGGTGAGCTTGTATTTCTTTTCTAGTTTGCGAAGTTGCGCTACTAATTCAATGTCAACCTCATTTCCATCGTTTACGGTAACTTCCCACCCTTTGCGGACTGCTTCGCGCGCTGGAACATTACACGCTTTTTGAATAAGCCAATGCTGAGACAACATAGCGCATGTTTGATAACCTATAAATGATTGAGAGCCGTACCACATTAAAAGGTTATCTGGTAACGTTCCTCTGTCGATCTGCTTAAGAGATAATGTGCTGTCTATGCTATCCATTGCAACAGTTGGTGCAAAGTGTTGCTCTGCTGTGCGCTGAAAGTTATTTTTATAAACCGCATTAATTGCTTCTTTATTATCTACTTGAAAGTTTTGATCTAAAAGACCTTTTTTTATTTTAACTAGCACTACTTCATCTTTCTTTTTCCAAAAATCAAACATGGGCAACTCCTTGGTATAATCATAGCAAAAAATAAAAGATTAGAAAAATGAGTTGCGTCTAGTAACTATTCCTTTTTCAATAGCATCAAATAATGGGTCTAGGGTATCGTCATGTTTCCCAAATGGGAACGCAGAAGCCTCGGCAATTAAATCTCCTACTTGATCTATCTCTTCATTAAGATAAACGCGCCCTGCTTCAATATTTGGGCTGTCATCATCGCACCTTAAAACTTTATCCACATTACGCTGTACGGCTTCAATTTTCATTTTTTCTAATTTAAAATCTTGTAATAAACTGCTACCACTGGACTTATCTTCAATGTACATTTTGCGAAGTGAGGCTATTTCATTATTGTTATGCTTGTTATAGAATAGTTTTAGCCTTTTGCGAAGCTCTGGGGCTTCAAATTTGCCTCTTAACATATCAATTAAGTAAATGTCCTTATCAACGCTTACTGCCCAACACTGAGCTACGCTGTAATCGTTTTGCTCTTTAGTCTTTTGTGCTGTATCTACCGTGATAAATAAATGAGATATTTTAGGTAATACTTTCCACCACTTAAACCAATCAATCTTAATTCTATTACCACCTTTAATGATCGGCTCTTGCTGGAACTGTGAATAATAATAAGAGGTATTTGATTCTTTCATTTTTGCAAGATTATCAAGGGGGTAGAAGTCCTCCCAAAACGAGACGTTATTAATTTCGTCTACAGCTTTGATCTTTAGTATTTCCCATTCTTTTAAATCTTTAAATGCGTTTTGTTCTATACACCCGACAAGATCGTCCGTGTGCAAACGTTGCATAATGATAATGATAGGAACGTCAGGGTTATTGATACGGTTTGATAGCGTAGTTTCGTACCATTCCCGAACTTTACCGAG